GTAAAACTTATTTTTTTTACTGATATTTGGAATTTTAATGATATTTAATTTTTGGCGAGATTACTTTTCATATTTGTTTACCTCCTTGTATAAACAAACGGCTAGTCTAGTAAATAGCTTAATAGCCTATTTAATCCCTACGTCACCCCTCTGTTTTCAGGTGTTCCCAAATGTTTACAGGAGAAATTGATGCCTAAAGGAAAATCTGCAGATCCGAGATTAAAGCGTGTAGGGGTGTCTGGGTATAACAAACCAAAAAGAACACCCTCCCACCCTACTAAATCCCATGTCGTTGTAGCGAAAGAGGGTGGCAAAGTAAAAACGATTCGGTTTGGACAACAGGGAGTCACAGGTGACAGAACTATGACCAAACGAGCCAAGTCTTTTAAAGCGAGACACAGAAAAAATATAGCTAAAGGCAAAATGTCCGCAGCTTATTGGGCCAATAAAACAAAATGGTAGGAGTTCTAAATGGCTAAAGGAAAACCCAAACGAGGACTTTATGCAAATATCCATGCCAAACGCAAAAGGATAAAAGCAGGGTCCGGAGAAAAGATGAGAAAGCCCGGTCAAAAAGGTAGACCGACAGCAAAAGCGTTTAAACAATCGGCAAAAACTGCCAAAAAAAGGAAGTGATCCATGCCTAAAGGAAAAGGAACCTACGGTTCTAAAAGAGGACGACCCCCAAAGAAAAATAAAAAGAAACGCATGGGCAGAATGTAACTAAAAATGGTAGCCCTTACTGATGAACACAAACAAGAAGCTGTCCGCAGGCTAGAAAAAGAATTTGCAAGACGCAATTTCGTTTCACCTGACGGAGAACAGCCAGACTTCCTTGATAAAGTTAAGATCCTAGAAAGATCACAACTACATTCAGGGGTGTCAGGTGGTGCCGCACCCTTTCAAAAGTGGCCCTACCTTGTGGAATTAGCAAAAGCTATCGTAGATAACCGACTTGTCACAGTATTAAAAGCCAGACAGTTAGGTTTTTCGTGGACATCGGCTGCATATGCTGCATGGCTACTGACATTCAGAGAAGGTACAAACGTACTTATGATTTCGAAAGGGCAGACAGAAGCGTTCTCCCTACTTGATAAAGTTAGATTTATACTTAAAAACCTTCCGGAAGATTGGCAGTCTCCCCTATCTCCTGACTCAAGATCGGAAATAGGAATACCGTCAAAAGATTCTAAAATTGTCGCACTTCCTTCTACAGAAGATGCAGGACGTTCAGAAACTGCATCCGTTGTCATACAGGACGAAGCAGACTTTCATGAATATCACGCAGCTAATTACGCTGCCGTAAAACCTACAATTGACGCAGGTGGACAAATGATTATGGGTTCCACCTCAAACAAAAGAAATATGAGTTCCCTGTTTAAAGAAATCTACAGGGCAGCAGGTGACACTCCCGATAAAGGTAACGGATGGACTAAAATCTTTATTCCATGGAGTGCTAGACCCGAACGAACAGAAAAATGGTACGAAGGTGTCAGAGACACAGTACCTACATCTGATTTGAGCGGTATGTCACCAGAACAATTTATGGAACAAGAATATCCCGGTGACGAAAAAGAAGCCTTATCGCCCCCAAGAGCGCAAAGCATTTTTGATCGGGATATCATTTCTGGCATGGCTGATGATTGTATACCACCTCTACGAACCATCGGTCCTGCCAGTATTTACAAAGAACCGAGAGCAGCCAGAAGATATGTCGCAGGTACAGACGTAGCTTCAGGTGTAGGTATGGACTACTCCGTAACCGTAGTGGTAGATGTTAATTCCGGTTATGTGGTAGCAGACCTTGTGTCAAACACAATCCAACCAGAGGATTTCTCCGTAGCTTCTATGAAACTATTAGAACTCTACAATAATCCCGATTGGGCTATCGAAAATAACTTTTCAGATACAGTTTTGACAATTGCACGGGATGAAAACTACCCAAGACTCTACAGACGCAGAGTCGGTAGAGGTAAAAATGTCAGAAAAGAATACGGATGGCGTACAGACCGTATGAGCAGACAGCAACTTTTTGACGAACTTAGAGCATCTTTTAACGCAGGACACTTAACGATTCCCAATAAACAGGGACTCGATGAATTCTCCACAATAATTGCTGCTCCCGGTGAAAAACCACAGGCAATGGGTGGCGCTCATGACGATTATGTCATGGCACTAGGTATTGCACTAATGGTTAAAAACGAAAGAGGAATTAAAAACCACGCAAAAATAATTAGAATGCCCGCATTTGCCTAAAAAAGGATGAACTATGGCTGACTTGAGAGAGAGACCGGATGAAGAAATAATAAACCGTTTTTATTCAAAGATGGGAGAACTGTGGTCAAATGCACATCAGGAATTCCGTGATAATGACGCATACTATCAAAGAAAATTTAAAGTGTGGTCAAATACCTATCAGGGTAGACCCGTATTCTATGACTCAACTCCAACACACCTGGTTGACCACGCAGTTGCAACACTCATGTCGTTCTCTCCACGCATACACAGAGAACCCGTAGGCGAAACAGAACAACATAAACAAGACGCAACCAACCTCGAACACGGACTTAAATCAATTATGGATGACGCTGCTTTACACGAACCTACAATTCCGTGGAAAGTATGCGCACAATATCTTGTGGCTCACGGATACGCAGTAGTTGAAGCTCCTGTTTTAGTAGGTTTAGGTCAGAGACCGACAGAACCTGTCGAATCAGAGTTTGATGACGAGGAAGCGTTCGAGACAGCAAAAACTATTTACCGTGCAAACAGGAAATCGTTT